TAGCACTTTCTTTTTGCAACTCTCTAACACTCAAGTTACTTAAATCCAATTCTCATAAACCTTTTATATTTGTCAAGTTGTAATTCTCCGCTGTATAACTCAACATCTAACGGAGTCTGTTTTACAAAACTTTCTAATGTTGCATGTGTATTTACATGCTCGTCGATTTCTTCGTAGTCATTACATTGTAATACAACTAGTTTACCTTCGGGTATTTTTGCAAACCAATTTTCAAAATTTCCAATATGCTCACAACTTGTGTTTATAATAGTGTTAGGTTTGTCCCACAATTTTTCAAAACTATCACCACTTTTCTTAACAATGTAAGAATGCTCTGTAAAATCTATATCATTAATATCTTGTACAACAGGCTTGAATTTCCAACCATTAAGTACCCAATGCTTGTTAAATATTTCTGCAATATCTTCTGTAGACTCGTCAAAATCAAAACTCCTAATTTTTTCTAGTGTAAGTCCTGATTCAAATAACATTACAGCAAGTGTGCCATACCAACCTGCACATAAAAATACAACGCCAAGATCGACACCAATTTTTTTAAGCTCGTCAATTAGCCATATTTTACTTTGAATTTGACCTCTACTTAAACAATCTTCATCAAATTTGATATTACGATTGTGCATATACTTTAGCGCATCTACAAATTGGCTTTGCGAATATTCTTTTAACAATTGATACAAAGATGCTGTATTATCAGCAATTACAAGTTTACGTAATCTTTCATTATCTAATAATCTAAATATACTATGGATGTTGTCTTCACATACTGCTTTTTTTAAGTCTTCGAACTTAGGAGGCAACATTCTAAATATGCTGTATAGATTTTGATCTAATACTGCTTTTTTTAAGTCATCGGCTGTACCGATTATTCTACTGTTTTCTGCAAGTCTGAAAATGCTGTGTATGTTTTTCTCAAGCACTGCTTTACGTAATTCTTCATCTGCTTGTGCAGCCTTAAAAATACTATACATATCTCTATCTATATAGGCACGGCGTAAGTCACTAAACCTTTCATCATTAGGATACAGTAATTCAAATCTGTCTAATATTTTATATATTTCCATCAAACTGTTCCTTTAACCATTCAAAATCATTTATAAGTTTTAGAGCTTGTGTATCGCCTTTGTTTCGTGCTCCGTAGATAGCTCCTGCTTTTGCACCTTTAATTGCAAACTCTCCAAACGGTTTATCTCTGCCAACACTACACCAAATTTTCAATCGCTGATCTGTTTCTTCGTCTTTTTGTCTATCAATAATTTTACTACTTAATTTACAGCATTCTCTAAACGCACTTTTCCAAGTTTCAAACTCACCAGTATTAAATCCAGTAATGTTGCTTACTTTTTTTACAGCAACAAATTTGTCACTAATACTAGTTGTCATATCTGGCTTACTAGTATCCATATCTATTGTAAGTTGTCTAGGAAAAAGTTTTACACCTCCATAACCGTAAATTAATCCATTGATAGGATTCTTACTACGCCACACATGTACATGCGTATATTGCCATGACGGAACCTGATAATCAAAATTAAAATCATCAACAATAGTAGCATCGCCATCGACTATCCATATCATTGGTGTATTGCATATTTTTGCTGCTTCAATATGTGCTTGATGAATACCCTTTACACCATGCACACGTTTTGCATTTGGTACTTTCTTTTTTAGATTTTCGTAATTTGTATCGGCATCAGGTTCTTGATAACTTATGAATACAACGTCATAAGGTTTGGGTGTACTTGCTAATATATCGTGTTCTTTTTTTCTTGCAATAAATTTGAAAGTCCATTCACGTTCACTTATTTTTAATTTTTTTGTGCATAACATAACGCCATCGTGATATTCTCCATTTAACAAAACGTGATTAATTCCTCTATCATAAGCATTATGGTGTGTAAAATAAATGTCAAATTCAAAATTAGGATGTATGTCTACTGTTGAAGGAACAATGTAAAATAAATCAAACTGTGATTGTTCAAATGCATTTACATATTCTTCATAAGTATCAGCATAAAAAATTTCAAATTTTGTAGGATAACTTGCAACTACTTCGACTTTTTTATGTGCAACATAAAATCTAGCATTTATTTCCTTGTCACTATAATCATTGTGTTTTGGTAGCAAAACAATACCGTCATAATCGTTGTCATTAAGGAATACATGGGCAACAGTGTTGCTCCAATCGTCTGGAACATAACTAAAATCAAAGTCGTCGCATATATCTAAATCAGGATACACAATCCATAAGTGTTTTGTGAGACTTTTGGAACATGCTTGTTTTACAGTATCCGCACATTTTACAGCAGGATATCTGCTCTTAAATTTTAGCCATTGCGTATCATTTTTAGAGCCAACATAAAAAATATCATACATACACTAATTATACTAAAATGCTTATCTGATGTCAAGAATAGATTTAAGATAAATACTTTACACAAGGAGTTCCTATGGCAGATTTTATACCCGGCGAAAGTTATAGATTAGACGTAGTTGGTGCGGACGGTGATGTCTTAGTTGACAGCTGGACAAGCCAATTAAAAGCAAGTGTTGTTTCCAAAGGTGGTGCAATACAAGTTGATGTTGATACAGGAAAAGTTTATGGTCCATTAATTGGCGATATTGAAGACATTGATGGTACTGTACTTTTTGACTCTACTGCTAACACTTTCAAAACAAATCTTATTGGTGAAGTATTAGATATCGAAGGTAACACTATCCTTGATCCTGAAGCGGCTTTATTTAATGGTGATATTACAGGTAGTGTTATTGACGGATTTGGTCAAACCATAGTTGATACTGCTAATAGATCAATTGATGCTGATGCAATATACGGAACTTTCTACGGGGATTTAATTGGTAGTGTTAGCAGTGACTCCACACTTTTCGGCGCATTTAGTGGCGACTTTAATGGTAGTCATTATGGCGACTTTTATGGTGATCTTACAGGCAATGTTACCGGTACTGTAACCGGTGATGTTGTTGGTAACGTAACTGGTGTTGTAACAGGTAGTTTAATTGGTGAAATAATGGCCGATGCTACTACATCACTAATGAGTCCTCCAGACGAAAATCATAACCAACACAATTGGTTAGGCGGAATTGCACACCCTGTTGCACCTGCTGAAAATGCAGTAGCAAGAGGTCCTATCATTGTTCTTGGTAACAACAGAAACGAAAGTGCTTTAAGAGGACACGTACAACATTTTGATGGACGTCAAATTGTAACAGCAGATATACAAGGCGGATCGCCATGGGTGGCAGAACATTTTGGTAAATTCAGAGGTGAACTGTATAGTGGTAGTGATAAATCACTACTAACATATAACGAAGACACAGGCCAGATGATTGTTAAGTCATATGGTATAATGAGCTTTGAAGCAAATGATGCAAACGGAGATCTAGAGCTAACAGGACAATCAATTACTTTTAATGTTAAAGGTCCACAAACTGTTAGAAGTTTTAACGGATCATGGAGTAATAAACAAGCTCTGTTACCAGATGATTGTGTTTTACAATTTGATGCAGAAGGATTTGACGGTAACGGTTGGAGACAAGCAGGCGGTTTTGGTATCTATGTAGCCGATGAACCAATCAATAACACGGCATACAATGCATACTTTGGAGTTGCTCTATCCGACGGAGTTAACGGCCCAGCAGCAAATGAAAGCAAAGGTTTGATTTTTGACAGTGCAGGTGTACTTAGAACACCAGTAGCAAAAGTAGGAAGTCATACATATGCACAGCGTGATAGCATGGCTCCAGAAGCAGGTATGATAATTTTTAACAGTAGCAGCAACAAATTTGAAGGCTACAACGGCAGTGCTTGGGTAATACTAGGTTAAGTTTTAATTAACCTAATAATCCATGCAGGCGGATCCAATTCCCACCAACGTTCTTGATTGTTCCATGCTTTACTGTTTGCATGGTGATTATTGTGCCAGCCTTCGCCTAGTGTAATCAAACTAGCAATCCAACTGTTTCTACTTTCGTCATCTACATTGTGATTTTTGTATCCATGTATATGTGCAATCACAATGATTGCGCTTGTACTGTGTAACACTAACACAGTTGGTATAGCATAAGCAAATATTACAAGCAATGGATTTATAATAAACAGTATGCCAGCATACACAATGTTAATTAAAAAATAGTACTTGTGTGTAAATTTGTAAAAACTTTGTTTGCGTATGTCTTTGATGTATTTTGGATTAATATGTTGAATATTCCAAAATCCAAACCATGCTTTTACCCATCCTAATTTATGCGGGCTATGTACATCTTTATCAGTATCAGCATGTCCATGATGTTGTCTGTGTATTGCAGTCCATGCAAGAGGACTTCCTATCATTGTAATACAGCCAATCAGTCCTAAAACATATTCTAACCATTTGTATGTGTTAAAACTTCTATGACTAATAAGTCTATGGTAACCTATGTTAATTCCAAAGACTCCTATAAACCAATAGGTAAGTAAACTGTATAAAAGATATACAGGTGAAACATCGTAAAAGAAAATCAAACTTAATCCAACTAATAGTAAAATGTGGTTAAGTATTTGTGTAGATCGTACTAATGTATTGTGCATTATTACTCCATTATACACTATTTAATCAAAATGTCAATGTGGAAACTAGAAATTTATAACGGAACACAAGACTTGGAACAATGGTTTCAAGATGCTGCTGCTAAGAATTACGTAAACAATAGCAGTAAAAAAATGCTGTTGGATTATTTACAAAACGAAGAAAATACAACATTATTTTTATTATACAATAACAACAGAATTGTAGGAAACTTTGTAACTCATAGATTGCGTAGTTTAGGCATACTCGGTGCTAATGCACATAGAATAGCTGCAAGAATGTGTGTAATAAATGATCATATACAGGGGCCTAGAAAAATCACTGGCTTACGCAGCATGAATGCACAAAACTGTCACGATCATATCAACCACCAATTTCTATATAGTGTAGGGTTACGTTATTTAGGTTTGCAAACACCAATGTATGTAAGCAGCCATCCTAGTGCAGTAGGCAGCCAAAAAATAGTACACAATAAGTATTGTCCTAAACTAAAAGAATTAGGATTGCTAGAAGAACCTATTGAGTTAGAGTATAGAAATCACTTTCAATACTTTTGGCGTGTAAACACTGAAAAATGGTGGAATACTTTTGTAGAACAACAGTGGCCAGAAAGCAAAGAGTGCTTAGACGTATTCTTTACACAACTCAAAGAAGTCTGACATTTCTGGAAACACTTGTTCGTGATCAACTCCACGTCTACGACCTTGTTCAGCAAAGAAATTGTGAAAGTCTCTGCGTCCTTGTATAACCTTTTCTAATGGATATTCTGTTGTATCCATATAATCAACTACACGTCTAAACTTTTCATATTCAATAGTGCTAAATGCATCTTTACGATTGTCGTCTACATTTTCTTTTATAAACTGCAAATGATCACGCATATAGCTCATATAATGCTTTGGCAAAATATTCATATCATATTGTAGTGGCTCTTTGAGATGCGGTGTATCAAACCCCAAACGCTGCCATCTGTGTGTTTCTACATCGTTGTATTTTGCACGCCATTCTAAGATTTTTTCTAACAGTGTGCGGAATGTTGTTACACTGAATATGTTAAACGTAATCATCAACACCATAGGTGCTTCACAGTTGCGCATAAAATAATCCAAGTTGCGTTCAAACACTTCAATGTCTAATCCGTCACGGATGTACTCTGCACGTTTACCCCAAGTGTCAATACTTGTAAACATTTTGAAGCGTCTAATCTTATTATTTGTTAGCAAGTCATTTACACGATTTGTAAACTTTTCTAACTGCTTTGGCTTACCACCTAAGTTACTGTTACAGTTAAGTTCAAGATCAGGCTTAGGATCTGCGTCCAACATGTCAAACAGTTTATATGTGCTTTTTTGTATTGTAGGTTCGCCACCTGTAATACGCAGTATGTGTAGCTCTTTACTAAGCTCAGGCCACCAACGCCAAAATGCATCCAAATACGGATTATTTTCTTCTTCAAATATTTTGAACCAATCAATATCACATCTGTGATTTTTTACATTTGTATATGGACCGTGTTGTTTAATTTCGTTATAGTATCTGCTGCTGGCTTTTGGGTGACAATATCCACAACGAAAGTTACACTCGTTACCAAATGAAACTTCCAAATATTCTGGATTCACGTCAAACTCAGCGCCGCCTTCTTTTACAGCATTTAGTCTATGCTTGAAGAAAATAGTTTGATTACGTTGTTTTCTATCACTAACATAATCTTTGCCAAGTGCTTCAATTTTCCAACAGTAGCTACAACCAGCAGGTTGTTCACCACGCATCATAGCAGCACGTTCTTGTTTCTTTTGTGCTGTATTGTGTATTGCACTTGGATTTTCTAATAATGGTGCTGTATCAATCTTATGGGGAGCAGGGTGATAACAACTATGTGTCTCACCTGTTTGGAAATATATGTTGGCATGATACCATTTTGCGAAACAAAACGTAGGAGAAATTTCTTTTGTAATTTCATCAATGCGTTTAATTTCTTCGCTTTCGCTACGCTCCATTAAGTCTCTCTATCTAAAAATTGCTTGCTGTTATCACGAGTAGGATTCTGATAAACTGTTTTGAAGAAGAGACTTTGGTTACCATTTAATGGCTCGGCTGCAATCGGCAAATCAAGTTCTTCGATTAGTTTGTAACCAAACCCTTCGGTATCTTCTTCCATTTGATCTTCGTTTATATCTTTGGCATCCCAATATGCATTTAACCAATCAAAATCACGTACATTTACAAAGTCCCAATCTGTACACATTGTTTTGTACAACCCTTCACGGGCACCGTAGATAGCCCAACGACCATTTTCTACATCTGCACCAACCATTAGCCACACATACAAACGGTGTAGATTTTTCCAATGATTTTTATGAAACTCATCAATTCCTACTCGCATACCTCTGTCCAGTGCCATTTTAACACCTTCACGGAAACCAGCACGCCATGCTTGATGCGGAGTAGCATTGTTGTAAATTTTACTAAATGTTCCATTCATTTGAACATATTCAGTATCCCAACAAAAATCTACTTGTGCATGTGGGTTGTTTGGATCTGCATTTTCGTGTGTACGCATGTTTAATACGTGGGTTTTAGGCCAACATTTTAATCCGCCATTACCATAGGTAAGTCCATTGATAATATTTTTTGCAGTCCAACTGATTACTTTGTTTGTTAAATCTACGTTTTCATCAAAGTTAATAACTTGTGTTAAGAAATCATCAGTAACCCTGTTATCACCATCTACAGTGATAAAACGATCTGTATCGCTCTGTTCAGCAGCAGCCTTGTGTGCGCTATCGCTGCCTTTTACTCCGTGTACACGTTTTGCCCAAGGTACCTTGGTGCATAAATCTGCATAGTTTTTTTCAGCATTTGGTTCGTCGTAACTAAGATATATAATATCATAATCAACTACACGAAATGTATTAGCCATCGATTACCTCATATGAATACGTAGAAAACTTCCTTACAGTATATATTGACAAATCAAGGTTGTCAACTTCAAAATCTAACTCAAAAGGAACAATGTATTCGTCACCAACTTTTTCAAATCTAATTAATCTATACAACACATTAGGATCATACTTTTTTGTAATGCTGTAGAATTGCTTTGTAGGATCTACTTTTGCATCAAGCACTTCGTCACTCAACACCAGTCTCCAGCATTTGTTTTGTTTGTCTTGTTGTATTACAGCATCTGCATTTTCGTCGTTTTGAATTTCGTATAAAAAGTTGTCTTTAAGAAATTCTGTTCTCCATTCACTCATGTGTTTGAGAACATGCTTTTTTTCTAAGAAATCCCATTCAACAATATATTCAACTAACGATTCTCTGCCTTCCATTAATTTCTTTACTTTAGAAAAAGGAACTTGGATGGCATTTGAGTCTTCGTCTTGTTCTCTTGAAATTTTTGTTATTGCGCCTTTTTCATCATAATGCACATATCTGCTGGTAACAATTTCTACTTGCATATTACAATCCTAAATATTTTTCATATATTGAAATAATATGATTACTTACAAAATCTTTTTCAGTATAATGGAAGACACCGTTTTGTGTATAGTTGCCAATTTTTAATTGCAAGTCTTCATCTAAATACACACCAACTCTATCCTGCCATCGTTCTTGAAAGTTTTGATTCCAATTTTGTATTTTAGGTTTCATATGTGTAAAACTTGGATACATTACATTTGGATTAGTAATCTTGTTTTCAATATTCATTATTTTTGCTGCAATAGCAGCACTGAGATCCATACTGCAAACTTTTTGAAAAGTTTTGCCTCCAGCATATTGCTTGTAAAAAAGCTGCCAATTATTGGTTATCATTTCTAGCCATGTATAAAATTCATGTGCTAGATCTGATTTTTTGAAATAATGTACTCCACTGTACAAATTTGGTAAAGCATATGCAGCAAATGCTTTACGATAAAATGTTTTATCTACAACTTCGCCCCTATAAGTGTAAACTTTACTAGTATAAAACAAATCATAATTTCTTAAAAAATCAAACCAGCCGTTTAGATCTTGTAATACCAGCATATCTGTATCAAGTACAATAGTTTCATCATAAGGAATAGCATGATAAATTTTCCAACGATTACTTATTTTCCAGTCTTCGTCTTCTGCATGGTCTCCCCAAGGTATTTCTACAATATCGTCAAATAATTGTTTATAACGTGCAGGCACAGGATCATTTGTAATTAAACAAATTTTTGTATTTTTGTTTGTAGCACGTATACTCATTGCAGCAAGACAGGCTTGTCTTACATAATCAAAATCACTGTTTTGAGCAAGCATTGTAAAATTATTGGTTGTCAATTGCTCTCTCCAAACTAAACTTGTTCATAACGTGTATGTTTAATCCTTTGGTTTTTGCTAAAGTATATTCACCAAGTCTGCCTGCTTTTTCCATTAGCATGGTAATTTCATCATCCTTAATACTGTACAATACATCTTTATCTATTGTATAAAAATGTTTACCAGGTAACTTTGCTATAAAGTTGCCTTGCTGATATCCATTCATAATATGTGCAGCAATACTAAATGCAAAATCATTCCTATACACATTACTCTTAAATTGGTATATGCTTCTGTAATGCATATAGTTTTCTTGTATGTGTTTTACTAAATTAAAGAACACTTCGTTTATTTTAGATTTTCTAAAAAACACAACAGTTGCCCAATAAAAATCTACACTAGTATCACTAACTCTATCAAATTCAGGAGTACCGTTGTGTATGCCTAAATGCACTGCATCTGTGTACAGCAAAAGATCGTTTGCTGCACAAAAGCAGTTGTTTAGTATGTTGTTTGAAATTATATAATCTGTGTCCATTACGATTGTTTCATCGTATGGTGTTAAAAAATAAGCGTCTGCTCTGTTACCGTTATTAAAAGGCAAAATCCTGTTGGATACACTTCCGTCATTGTAGCGTTTATTTGCATACTGATGTTTGAGATTATTAACAAAAATTATATTATCAAATGCATCGGCATAATCAGGAAATTTAGATTTTACATCAACATCAGTCACAAGACTTGTGGGCAAGTCCATATACTTGCGTATACGCAATGCAAGGAAGTATGCTTGCTTTACATAGTTAATTTTTGTATTGTTACTTGCAAAAAGTAGTACACCTTGACTCATAAATCCATTATGCTTTCAACTGATCTGTTTGTTTTTAACTTATTGTATTCAGTAAAATATTTGTTGCTTGCTTCAAAATATTGTGAAATTACTGAATTTGTAAAATCTTCTAAATCATTTACTTGAATTGGAATATTATTGTCATCTATAAGAATAGTTTCATCTTGTTCTTTTTGTACAAGACTTTGACAAAAACTTATAAGTTGTTGTGTGACGGAAAATTGCCCGCCGTTGTAATAGTAAATTAAATTTTCTGCATATTGTTCTTTTAACAATCTCTTTTGATTGTTAAGTGTAATCATATAATTGCTAATATCAAGTGCTTTTGATAAACGTTCGTCCATACGTATTCTCCATTAGAGCTATAGTATATAATAAATTTTTGGTAAAGTCAACTTATTACTGATTAAACAAGTGCAGAGTTCACAACACCATTTGGTGCTGCTTGTGTAATGGCACTATATGTTACACTGTCATATACAAATGTACTACTTGGAGTATAAGTGTAAACATTGCTTGTAACTAATCCTGTTACGTTTTCATCAATACCACCAACATCAGGTTCACCTGGATAACCTTGTTGGCCGCCTGTTCCTGTGTCTGCATCGTCAAATTCAATTTGGAATATTAGAGCAGTTGCGTTTGCAAATGTTACATTTGTACTTGCATAGATTTTGTAACTGTTATTATCATAGATAGTTGTACCGCCTGGATCTCCTGGACTTGGATTACCTGTTGTTACACCACCTTGTTTTTGGAATATTAATGTACTTGGTGTAGTACCTGTACTGATACTAGATAACAAACTTCCTGTACCTGTGCCAGGACTAATTGCTTCTGTACGCCAGTTACCTGCAACACGGCCAAAACGAATAGTACCCATAGCTGCTAGTATTTGTGACCAGTCCCAATCTTTGGTATTTGCAGTTCCACTTGTTCCACCTGTTAAACTTGCGTCAAATCTTATTTCCCCACCAGCACTTAAGAAGTATAGTAAATCATTGTGATTCAAAAAATTCACTGTTACCCTGTGTGTAATTGTAGTGTTCCAAGGATTAGTAGATCCGTCTCTGCTACTGCTACAACTTGTACCACCTGATGTACGAAGTAATCCAGTTGTAAAACTACTACTATCAAAATCTGTAGTAGCATGATTAAATGCATTAACTGCTGCGGCAGTGGTTTGTAAATCTACATAATGTGGCCAAGCAATTAAATCTCTATTAGGTATATCAACATCAGAAGGATATGTTAGTTTACCTTCAAACTCTGTAGGTGAAATGGTTGCATTCATAGTACCAAATTGATGAACATGTCCTGCTTGCAAATCTAACCACAAATCAAAATGCTGCTGTTCAGTTACAGTATCACTAACACCAGGAGTGCTTCCGCCTACAACTAAATTGCTAGTAAAGTTTCTACCATATCCGCTTGTTGTAGTGCTCGTTGACAGACCATGCTCATTCCACGTGTTAAAATCGCCTAGCTTGGCTGCAATACTTCCTCTAATATTGTTGTATTCTAACGCCGTAATTGGCTGTCCAGTTGCAGACATATTTTCTCCTCAGTATAATGTATTTATTATACATTAAATTTATTTTTTGTCAATTAAAGACCTGTTATAAGAGAATATGCAGGAGCAGGGCTTGTTACATAGGACATGCTATCTGCTCGCATATGAGCTATTGAACTAACAAGAGTTCCGTTAACTCTTTCGTCTGCACCACCTGATCCGTTTGCATCATCAGCAAATGTGATTAAAAATCTAATTTTGCTACTAGATTCTGCTTTAGCTTGTATGGTGTATTCGTTGTCAACATACGCAGCTGAACCAGTTTTTGTATAAATGGTTTGATAGCTACTTGTTAAATCAAGGTTACCAATAGCACTGCCTGTGCCAGCACCTGTTACAGTATCATCTGTTACATCTTCTGGTGTACCTTGTAAGTTATAACTTTCTGTGGTATCATAATTGAAAATAACTGTTTGCATTGCTGTAAGCATAGCTTTCCAATCTTCAGTTTTTTGATAATCTGGATCGCTCACTGAAAGAGAGTGTGTTAGTGCAGCACTAAATCTAATTTCTCCGCCTGCATTAAAAAATCCTCTACGTGCATTTGCAGTGCCAAAATCTACTGTAAATTCATGTATAACACTCTGAGGTAATGCACTACCGCCCCAAACTGTGCTACGTGTACTGTTTGCACCCGAAGATTCTACTGCTACATAATCATAATGTGTATCAAACCTATTTGTTTCTACAGTTGTTAAGTTTGTTTCGTATTCAGCATACAAGTCATCCCAAACTAATCCTGTTTCTGATGATTTAACACGAGTAACAACATCTTGTCCAATTAAACCGCCTGGTAAACTACCTGTTTGGTGTACATAAATTTTTGTATAATCGTCTGCTAAGTTTTGCATATGCTCGGCAGTAACTTCATTGCCTACCGGTACCGGACTACTCAACACTGTATTGTTGTATCCTTTATCTCCACTACCTACACCTAAAATTGCTGCAATTCTACCTTGTAGAGTGTTGTACCTAGCGGCTGATATTATATCTCCTACTGCCATAACTATTCCTTAATTAACTACGTATATTTATGTTTTAAGTATGCACTCAACAAGTTTTTCCTCTGCATTGGTATTTGTTTCGAGTGCGACACCTACAAATGCTCTAGTTGCAGTTGTAGTAGCAACTCCGTTTTCCCATGCATAAACTGCTTGTCCTTTTGATACCGGCTCTTTGATTCTTACTGGTACACGACCTTTAAGTGCAATAGCCTGTCCGTCAATATCAGAATTCATTAAGTATGCTGGATTTTCACTGATAACACCTATAGCAACATCTGAACTTTTTGCTGCCACTGCTTCGGCTGTTACCGATGCGCCGCCTATAGCCATTACAGTACCAACTGGATATTCTTGATCTGTTGTGTATTTTTCTGCTAAGTCTGCGTAACGTGCTTTTGTTGCAGTACCACTGAAAATTACTGCTGTTAAGTTACCACTGCTGTCTCTTGCTGCAATAGTGTTTGCTGTTCCTAGTGTGCTTGCTGTACGAGCTGTGCCTGCAACATCAAGTGCAGCCGCCGAAGTTGCTTCACCACTAAATGTATCTGCGTGTACAGTTGACCATTTTAATGAAGCACTACCTAAATTGTAAAGAGATGTTGTCTCAGGGAAAATACCTGTATTAACTGCATCTTGATTTCGTATGCTTACAATATTACCAACACCAACACCACTACGTGTAGCACCCATAAGTATTCTATCACCAATTTGGTTTTGTATTTGACCAATTGTGTCAGAAACAACACTTACTGACAAATCATTGCTGTTACCAACTGTAAATCCTGCATCAGCAAAACGTGCAATACTTGTGAAGTTTGCTGTACCTGCTGTTAAGAAATCACTAGCAGGTTGTCCGTTAAGTCTTAATGCATCACTTGCAGTACCCCAAATAACTGGTTCGCCTGATGTACCTGCACCTGTTGTTACACCTGTTGTGCTGTCTGTGTTGATTAATGTTATACCTCTGCGGATTAATGTAAATCCAGTTAAATCTGGAGCATCTGCAGGTTGCGTTGAGCCTAAAGTAAATTCTTGTGAGCTAATGACATATACTGGAGTATCGTTGATTAATGCAACAATAATAGATTTATTAGCACTGAGGTTGTCTACTACTGTAACACTTTGCATTTGTGTTGTACCATCGCCTGCTGCTTGAGGTCCAACAAGAATAAATTCTCCAACTGCATTTTTTGCATATAACTGACTGCTTGTAGTATTGTACCACAAATCACCTTCGTTTAATCCTGCTGGTTCTGTTGCAGCAACTTCTGCTCCACCAGCATTTTTCCATGCTGTGCCAGTATAGAATTTAAGTTTTGCAGTGCCTGCATCATACCAAACCTGCCCTGTAATTGCTTTAGCAGGTGCTGTTGTATTTGCAAAATGCTCTAATAAATGCAAAAAGTTTTCGTTTTGTGCTTCGCCGTAACCACTGTAGTTTTTACCAATAAGTTTAATATCGGTAGTTTGGTCAACTGTGCCGTCTTCAACTACAACGAGTTGGTTACCGTTAAAAGTGTTTATTATGTATGCCATCTTCGCTCCTCGTGCTTACACTTATTTATCGTAATTATGGATATGTTACGGTTGACACCCAAACCCAATCGCTTGCCTGCATCCTAAATTCAACTATATGTCTATCCATTCCAAATGTAATTGTTGTTGTAGGATCAGGACTAATGTTTATATCTGAAATTACACTTACGTTTTGAACACCAGCACTGTCTACAGCTAAGAAGCTCTTGTTGATGCTACTGTTAACATCAATTGGATCTGTTGTAGCAGTCGGTGATTCGGCTAGTATTCTTACTGTAGTATTTTCTGTAACACTTGTTGTAGGTATCCATGCAAGTAATAATGCTTTTAATGCACTTTCTAAGTCGCCTGATGCGATGAAGCCTGCTGCTCCAAATCCTGTGCAATTTACAGTGTGATACTGTGTTCTTCCTAATATTTCTTCATCAACATAACCTTTAGTAGCAGCAAGGTCATCTGCTGATTCGTTGTTAACACTGTATGCAGCATTTAACGCACTGATAGGTTTTTTAACACCTGTAATATATCTATAACTTAATGTTCCTGGATTAATTGCAATATCATTCAAAACATTAAATTCTAATCCGTCTGGATTGCTACTTGTGATAACATTATTATCGATATTAATATCATCAACATTAATTGCAACAAGTGTACCAATACTTGTAAGATTACTGTTTACAACACTTGGACCTAATCCAGTTTTTGTTAAAACTGTTTCATCTTCAATTTTGTATTTGCCAACTTGATTATCAATATTAATGTTTACTTCGGTTGTCCAGTTATGATTTTCATTTCTGTATACCCAATCAATACTGCCTTGGTTTGTGTTAATAACAATACCTGCACCGTCAATATATTCACTTGAACTGTCTACTAGTGAACTATCGTCTGGTGTAGCAAGTTCAATAACTTTATCAGCAACTCTAAGTGTTGCTATTTCTTCATTTACAACAGTACCTACTCTTAGGTCACCATCTATTCGCATATCGCCTGTGACAACTAGATTACGAGGATCAGCAGCAGTACCAATTACTACACCAGAGGAGCGTGTGTCAATTCCACCTTCTACAGTTGCATTTGGAGAATCATTAAAAATACCCATACGCTGATTTACTGTATCAAACTTAAAAGCACTGTATGCAATAGTGCCACTACCAGTATCTTTATTCAACTGTAATTCAAAAGCATTATCGATACCTAAGTTGTTGAGTAAAGTTTTTGTACCAGATTTTTTAATATTCAATCTATTGTTTGCACCAATAAAAATACCATTATCGTTGCTGAATGTAATTGTACCTTGTGTTACACGATTACCGCCTGATGCGTCTGGTAATGTTGTTAAGAATGAATCTTTAGTAAACTCTTCGCCTAAGGTAGTAACAAGTTTTTCAGCACTTTCTGCTTTTCCATGGAATGCAAAATCACTAAAACTTGCATTGATGTTAAATCCAGTTTTGATTGAATCATAACCAGTAATAGACGGAAATGGTGTAAATGCTGCTTTTGACCAAAGTCCAACATTACTGCCGTTGATAAACAGTTTTACAATGACTTTGTTTTGTCCAGTTGTATCTTTTACTGTTACAACTTCTGTGCCTGATTTTAATTGTGATTTTGTATAACTAGGCCCTACTAGTATTGTGTCAGTACCGTCAAAGAAGTAAACTCTATTTTCGCTACCATTAATCCAAATATCGCCTTCTACTAAACTTGTTGGTTGTGTAGAAGAAAACACAGTACTATCTGTGCTTCTAAATGTTGTGCCATCATAAACTTTTAATCTTGCTTCAGCAGTATCATACCATAGTTGCCCTCTTAATGGTTTGCTTGGCGGTGCAGTGTTAGCAAATGTTTCTAATAATGCAATAAAATTTTCATTTATTGTTTCGCCAAAACCTTGATAGTTTTTACCTATCAATCCAATGTCTGTGGTCGTAGTATCTAATCTACCATCAACAAGTTCTACAACTAATGATCCGTCTGTTTTATTTAATTTATAACTCATTATGTTACCCCGTGATAGATGATAAAGTTAATAGCAGCAAACGGTGGTGTAATATCAATTGGATCATTAGATGATCCGCCAGTTATAGTTCCGCTATTGGGTAATCTACTTCCTGTACCGCCATCAATTCCGCCGCCTGTTAATGTTTCAGGTGCGCTTGTAGTTGCATTGGTTACTGCATAAAACTGTTCGCCTGTGCTACTTAATAAATCGTGTGTGTGATCTGGCAAGTTTGAAGCAACAAGTGTAGCTTCATCTGCACCCGATACACCGCCCATTGTTCCTGTTGCAGCGTTTGAAATTCTGTTAGCACCTCCAGGTGTTCCTATACCAGTTGGTAAGCGACCTCTAAAATCAGGAATAACAAAATTAGTAACTGTACTAGCATTACCCCAATACCAAGTTGTTGGATCACTTGCATTCCAACCAATTGCTGTTGCTAAATTACCATATGTTGAAATTGGATATTCCGAACCATCACAAATAAACCATCCAGTGGGTGCTGCTAAACCTGCCCACATCATTACTGTTCCAATTGGCAATTGAGAAATTTGTGCTGTAATATCTCCAATAGTGGTTTTGAAAACACCTAATGTTCCTGTAGGATCAACAGTTATATCGTCAGCAGTAGGTCTGTAAATAATAATTTCGTCAGTGCTAATTAATCTTCCTAATTGAGCTGCTACATCAAGTTTTGTATTAATAAAATCATCATTTATAGTAGTTGTAAATGTTTTTGTGCTACCGCCTGTTTGTCCATCAAATGTAAATGAACTTGCAGTAACATCTCCTGTCATTGCAAATGTAGTTGGGCTAGTAAGTTTACTAGAACTACCTGTAACATTACCGGTAACATTACCGTTTACATTACCTTGTAAATTACCATATACTGTGTTTGCATATATTCCTGAGTATCTATTTACTGTACTACCAATAATGCCTGTGTTTGCAGTATCAGGTTCCATAACAGTTCCAACTTGATTGGTTTGAATTACACCCTCAAAAGTTGCTCTACCTCCAACTTGTAGTTGTTTTGCAACTCCTAAACCGCCTTTGACTACTGCGGCTCCTGTAGTTGGTGCTAAACTATCAAATTCACTGTTGACTATTAATTTACCGCTTGTATCTAATGCAGCATCATCACCTGTTTCAACTCCAATATTCAAGTTACCTTTCATATCAAATTTTTCTACAGGACTTAGTGTATTAACACCAAAGTTGCCATCATTAGATATTCTTACAACAGGGTTAGCACTTACAGGTGTTCTTATGTCTATTGTGCCGGCACCTGATAATTCTAAAATACCACTTTGTCCTTCGACTAGAGCACTGAAAGTTTTTACTGTGCCAATCTCAAGACCAGCATTAGGCATTGTAATTTTGTTTTGAAATACCTGAGTTCCGCCGCCTGCATCTTTACGTGCAAGAGTTGCAACAGCAACAGTACCAGAAGGTTGTGCCAGTGTTGGGTTTTCTTGAATATAAGCTGCTTGTTCTACAATACCTTTTATGTTAGCTAAATTTCCACTCACATTTGTACTTAGAGTTGTACCAACATATATTTTTGCAAATCCAGATAATACTGCTTTTGGTGTAAACTCAACAGCACTTATAATGCTAACTGGAATATTATTAACATAATTAATAATTACGTCACGAGTAATATCTGCTGTATCAACTATTTGTTCTGCTAATGCACCTGTTTTGTTACCAGTTGCAAAACTAGGACCAACAAGTATCCAACCACTACCACTGTAAAGGTAAAGCTGACTTGTACTTGTGTCAACCCAAAGGTCGCCTACTGTACTGTTAATACTTTCTGGTTCTGCACCGCTCTTTTTCAAGCCACCAGCAGCAACCCAGTTAGTACCATCATAAATTTTTAATTGATCTACATCGTTTGTTGTATCATACCATAATTGTCCTTCGACTGGATTAGCAGGAGGATTAACATCAGCATGGTTTTCAAGCAAATGCAAAAAGTTTGTAAGAATACTTGTACCGTAATCATTTGTATTTCTACCAGGTAAAAGTAAACTTGTTTC